AAGTAATGAAAATTGTATCGTGGCATGTAGTAGTAGAAGATGAGAATGGAAAGAAATCTGAATTAGATGTACCCACATGGGTTGCAGAAAACATAGATGAATTTATAACTGAAATACAAGAGGGGGACGAGTAATGGATAAAGAAAAATCAATTTGGCTAGAAACTGATGAAGAGTACGAGATTAGAAGTTTAAGAGAGTGTAAAGAGAGAGCCAAAAAAGAAGAAGAATTTCAAGTAGCACAGGAAAATATGGCAGAAGATTTAATAAATTTGGGGAACACCACTGCATATGCAATTCATGAGATAGTTATGGAAGAACTAGAAATTAATCCACATTTAGATGAATATGATTTATATGAATATGCTAGACAAAGTGTTGCTGAAACTATTGGATCATCTGTAGAACCATGAATAAAGTTTTAGGTTTACTTGCTACCATAACACTTGCGACTGGTTGTACTCAGTTCTCAATATTAGGGAGTACAACAGGCGTAGTGGTAGCCAATAGTGTACCCGCAAAACTTTGGAGTACAGTCGATCTTGGAACTTCTTTGATAACTAGGAAAGACATTAAAACACACGCCTACGAGAAATTAAGACATTATAAATTTATAAAGGAGAACGAGCAGAATGACTAAGAAACTTAAAGGGTGGAATAGCAGTAAGATAGATGATGACGCAGACTACGATAGCAAGACCATGCAAGATTGGATCGCTGTACTGCAAGGACATGATGTACCTGACGCTGAACCAAACAACAAAGCGTTTGCCGAGGCAGTTAGGTATGGCTTTAAAAAATTGTATCCTGACCGAAAGAGCAAAGTTATAAAGGGGGAGTACGACTTCGAGAGAGACGGAGACATTGACGAGTTTAATGCACGACTGAAAAAGGAGAGTGAACGATGAGTGAGGAAGATCTGTTTTGGTACATACCGGAAGTATATGCACCTCAACCAAGCAAACCGAAAGAGAAAGTAGAAAAAACAATTGACGATTATATAGGAGAGGACGATGAGCAAAATCTTGGAGACTGTTGAAAAAAAGATAGATTACTCAGAGCAAGACATATACGATTACTTTGGTGCTGACCAAGAAATCTATAAGGCCACCCGTCATGACCTACTCGGAGTGATCGGGGGCATGAGTGGAATACTAGAATTACTATGGCACAAAGAGGTAACGCCTGAAATTGCGTTCAAAGATTTTAAGTCTTGGCTCAAGGAAAGAGAGGAACTTGACACCCCTCAAGTAAAGGAAGATACTGATATTCCAACTAAAAAAAGAGAGGTGGCTCATGGTTAAGATTAAAACGGAAGAGGTAGACTATATTTATGTTGAAGAGGTTACTTTTAGTGTGGTTATGAAAGACGGGAGTGATGTAGTCGTAAGTGAGAAAGGTATTTCAATGGACACTTATTCAAAAGAGCAACTCTCCGACAATGTACTGGCACACCTTGAGCAAAACCTACCTGTTGAAATACTAGACGATGACGAGGACATCATTACTTTTGAGCCGGACATTAATTTAAGGGAGACGGACTAATGGAACGCCATTTATTTCTCGACATTCGTAGATTACTCATGGATTTTATAGTCTTGTTAGACAAACATAGTATCGGCAGTGTAGAAAGAGTTGAGGCTGAGCGAATTATCACAGAACTCACACTTTTATTAAAGAACGAAGAACTTGTAACCACGATCGAAGATAAGATTGTGGAAGAGGAACATTCACAAGTGTCCCAAGATATAGCTGACGAGATTTTATCTCACGGCTGTCCGAACGGCAATTGCGATGTGTAGTAGAGAGTAGTAGAGAGAGCAGTAGATTTTTTTAAAAACTAAAGGAGAACGTGAAATGGAATTAAATAAGCAACAAAAAACTACACTAGGTGCGGTAGTTGTATTAGCCGTATTTGGTGCATTGATTTATTCAGCCTCAGAACAGAAGTTAGAAGTGGCAACACTGGAAGCAACACTAGAGGAAACAGCAGTGTTACCGATCATCTTACCAATAGAGGCTGTAGCATTACCTCCGTTGACTGAGGGTGGTGTAGAATTATGGAGTGCGTTAGCTTCTGACGGCATACCACTTTTAGAAATTGCATATGTAGAAGACGCAGAGCTTCCTCCACTTATGGAGGGTTCTCATACCGTAGCTTATTAATAACCAACAAGACGGGGGGTAACGCCCCCTCTTTTTTTAGAGGAAATATATGACTACGCCTGAAAAGAAAGGTAAGGACAAAGTAAAAAGTATTTTTGAACATACGCCTACAACTGAAAAAAAAGTTAAAGCGAAAGTAAAAAGTATTTTGGATAAGGTGGGGGCTTATTACTGTATGCCCGCAACAGGGGGGTATGGTGCAAGTGGTATTCCTGATATTATAGCGTGTTACAAAGGACTATTTCTTGGGATCGAGTGTAAAGCCAACGGCAACAAAGCAACGGCCTTACAAACCAAACACTTAACCCTGATAAAACAAGCGGGGGGGTTCTCAGTAGTAATTGATGAACATAATATAGACACACTAGAGCCTACACTCAAACACTTACAATGAAAGAAGACAAGGTAAACAATCCAAAGCATTATACTAAACACAAGTGGGAAGTGTTTGACATACTTCAAGAGTTTTTCCATAGCGAACCACTACTGTGGCAGTGTGGGAAATATCTGTTAAGATGTCTATACAAGAATAATCTTATCGAAGATCTAGAGAAGATGATATGGTATGCTAATAAACGAATAGAAAATGAAAGGGCTAAGAATGACACCAGAAAATAAAGATAAAGCAGTTAAGCTAATAAAAGAATGGCAAGAGAAACGACCTAACTTTAGTCGAAACAAACTATCTCAGGCGACAGGAGTAGCTTACGCTACATTAGTTGACTTTGATAAACAAGGGCTGATTACTCTACCAGCGAAAAAGCACACAAATGCAAAAAGAACCGCATACAATAATGCACAAGGAATGAAAGATTGGCTGACGAAATAGACAACGCTAATGATGAGATACAGAAAAGGTTAAATGAAACCTTAAAATCTGTAGATACTTCTGTTCCAAAAAACCGTACACGGAAATGTGTGTGGTGCGGGGAGCCAGTAAAAGATACACGGCGGTGGTGTTCAGCACCCTGTCGGGACGAGCATACACTTTATGCTAATAAAATTTAAGGAGAACGACATGAATGTTTGGCCTGACGGAGACAAGGATTATGATAACGAAAAACTACACACTCTATCTGATCGAGATGTAAAAGTGTGGGAGTATTTTGTTTCAATAATAGCAATTGGAATTACCGCGTTTCTCGTGCTATCATTATTTGATTGATACCTTAAGCACAAAAGACAAGAAATGCCACAAGTGTGGCGATCCCGCTAAATTCTTTTATAAGAAGTGGTGGTGTGGCCATACTCGTGATTTAAAAGGACACTGTAAAAACGAAAGGAAACTATGCAAGTAGTAACGCTTGACTTTGAAACATTTTATGCAAAGGGCTATAGCCTACGCAAGTACACGACAGAAGAATATATATTGCACCCACGATTTCAAGTCATCGGGGTGGCAATTCAGATAGATGACGGCAAGCCCGTCTGGTATGCGGGAGAACAGGCATCAAAGTCTATCGACTTGATTGACTGGCGCAACACTATGCTCATGTGTCATAACACGCAGTTTGACGGAGCGATACTCAAATGGGTTTATGGCCACGAGCCAGTAGCCTACCTAGATACACTCTGCATGGCAAGAGCCAAGCATGGAGTAGAAGCCGGCGGTTCACTTAAAGTATTAGCCGAGCGATATCAAATAGGCGAGAAAGGAGACGAAGTCTTACAAGCCATAGGTAAACGACTAGAAGACTTTCAAGAGCATGAGCTACGCCAATACGGAGAGTATTGCAAGAACGATGTGAAACTTACCTACGATCTATTTAAAATCCTCTCAAAAGGTTTTCCCCTACCTGAATTAAAACTCATCGACATTACTCTTAAGATGTTCATACTACCCATATTGCGCGTCAATGAAACGCTTTTAAGCGAAAGACTTAAGGAACTTAAAGAAGAAAAGACTTCAATGTTAAAAGGATTAATGGAAACATTAGACTGCGAGACTGAAGAAGAGGTGCGGAAAAAACTAGCGAGTAACATTCAGTTCACACAAATTTTAACAGACATGCACATTCCTGTGCCTATGAAGATATCCCCAACTACTGAGAAAGAAACCTACGCATTAGCAAAGACTGACGCGGGATTTATTGCACTCCAAGAAAGCGACAACCCTGTACTGCAAGAGTTATGTGCAGTCAGACTAGGCACGAAGTCTACGATCGAAGAGTCGCGCATACAACGATTTATTGATATTGGTAGAAGAAACAATGGCTTACTTCCTATCCCACTTAAATACTATGGCGCACATACTGGCCGGTGGAGTGGAGCAGACAAAGTCAACTTCCAGAACTTACCAAGCAGAGACGAAAGGAAAAAAGCCCTT